TGAAAGAATATTCTCATTCCAAGGCGTTTTGGAAAAATTACATAGAACTTCGAGACATGTGTGTGAAACTTGGTATTTACGAAATTATCCCAGAGAAGAAGGAGTTTTGTGGTCAGCACATCCAGGATAAATAATCTCAGTGTACTTTAAAATGAAAACACCTGTGAGTGTGTTGTTGATGGCCATCGCCTACTGGATACTCATTTATGGAGTGACACTCGTTCCTCAATATGTCAGTAATTATTATGTCAATCTCCTGTGGATGACAATCGTCATACCGAACGTTCTTCGTTTTGCCATTGGAAACATCCCTCGTCTCGCGGTGGATCGTGTATTTTTCCTGACATCGACCCTTATCGCCCTTGTATTGACTTTTTTGATCAACCAGATTTTCAGTGAGACCAAGGATGCAATGACTGATCCCGATGCTTCTAACAACAAGAAACTTAAATTGAGTGGCTTGTTGGCAGGGACATTCGCAGCGGGAGCCCTTGCGACGTATTTTATGGGTATTGATACCTCGATTTACAGTAATATGGGATGGGAAACAGCCGCTTAAGGCTTAACAATGTAGTCCTTCATAATATAGAAGACCGCAGCCGCCACGACACCAGTAGTTGCAAGACCAACCACACTTCTACCCCCTTGTTCGTTAAGGAACTTGGGGATAGAGGTCGCAAGACGGTCCTGGACAGGCTTGCTCACAGCGGCAGCAGTGCATACAGCAACGAAGAGGGCGGTGAGTTGATCATCCGTGAGATTGAGGGGATTCTTCTTCTCAGGCTCGGAAGGTGCTTGGGAAACTGGGTAAGCGCCCTGGGGTTGGGGAGCGGTCATTTGAGGCATCACACCTTGCATGCGGGGCTCATCGGTCATCATAGGGGGGTCCATCATAATGTCGTTAATGGGAGTAGAATCCATTGTCTCTTTACTTTGTCCCATATTTTTTTCAGCTTTAAAAGACGTAGAAGGATTATCGTGAAGAGGCACCATTCCTTCTCCATCGTCGGAAAGATTCATAGTGTGTACTTGGTCTGAAGCCATCTATTATATCACAGTGATTTTTGAATTCAATACTCAACGCGTCTTTGTGATTTTCAGGTTTGTTTTTTTCGTCGCCTTCTTGGCATCATCTTCTTTCTGCTGGGAGTGTTTAGGATTATACATCTTCTTGTGAAGTTTCCATAGGTCTGGACCCCCAACCCTGAAATTCTTTCTCACGGTGGCCTTGTACCAAAACACACAATCTTGTATCTTGTTAGATTTCACCGTATTGTCTAACACGAGACATTCATAGTTTTCTGTGCATGCATCCATCACTTTACAAAACATATCGAATGAGGGGAATATACCAAAGAATGACTTGTACAACTTTTCTCTGTTCTGAATGATATTCTCCCTGAGTATAAACACATAATCCACATTGGCTCGAAGGGCTGGAGGAAGATCCATGACATACTGCATCGTAAGCATGAAGAAGATCTTCCAGTGTCGACCATTCATAAAACATTGTCGAATACAAGTGTCTTTCAGAAACTTTGAATCGTACATACAGTCATCTAGAAGCATGAAAGCTCCACAATTTGTCTTTCCTGCACCCACCAACTTACGTTGTCTTGCCATCACTCGTTCAATGGCGTCTCTGTCATAATCACCATAAATGAACAAATCTGGGATAAAATCTGAATAAAAATGGTTCCCCTCCTCAGTCCCTGAAAGAACTATACCTGCTGGGAGATGTTTCTTGTGATACATGATGTCCTTCACGAGGGTTGATTTACCAGTATTACGCTTACCAATAAATACAATGACCTTATCGTCCGCAATTGATTCAGGTTTGAATTTTTTCAATTGAAGATTCATTCTACTTTAGTGGCTCGTTTTATTTACCAAAATTTTACTCATATACAGTAGGAATGGCTGGTCGTCTGAGACTTGTCGCCACCGGAGTCCAAGACCAATGGCTCACAGGTGAACCACAATTTTCATATTTCCTGACGAATTTTAAAAGACACACGAAGTTTGCATTCGACTTTGTGGAAAGCCAGTTTGATAGACAACTCGATTTTGGAAATATTGTAACATGTAATATTCCAAATGATAAAGGTGATCTGGTCAGTAATTTTACACTTAAAGTCACGTTACAGGATCCAACCCCTGATGCGGGTGGACAAAACACGACTATATGGTGCCCTTCTGTGATAACCCATCTTATCGAGTATGCAGAACTTCTCATTGGTGGTCAGCCTATTGAAAAGATCACAGGCGAATACATTTATATGCACCAACAACTTCATAATACAAATGACGACACAGAAAAGACTCTTTACTATTTGAATGGCCACGGAAATATACTCAGTTATCAGTCTGGTACACCATACACTTATTTCATAGATCTCCCATTCTATTTCTATAGAAATCCATCTTTGGCTATACCAACATGTGCCCTCACAAAACAATTCGTCGAAGTGAGAATCAAACTCAGACCTCTCGCAGATCTCATATTTGGGGGTGCTCCCTCTGGTGTTATCAGTTCAATTCAGAAGTTTTCGATCGATACAGAGTTTATGTATGTGACACCCGATGAGAAAAACTTTTTAATGTCTCGTCCACTTGATTATATCATCACACAGGTTCAACTTGCTCAATTCAAAATGAAAGCTGGTGAAAATGAAAAGTCTGTGATGCTCAACTTTTCACACCCAGTCAAAGAGTTGTACTTTGTTTCACAATCTCAAGAATCTGTTCAAAACAACTACCCAAACGAATATAATACAATAACGACTGCTGAGTTGAGATTCAATAATGAGGTTGTATTCAAAAGGAATTCAAAGTTCCTGGTTTACGAACAATCACTCAAGCATCATGTAAATTGTCCACTCGCAGCCGAAACTACCCCAGGAGCACCTTTTAATAGTTCTCAGTACACCTTCGGACCAGCAAAGTTTGGAATGTATTCATTTGCATTGAAACCTGAATCACCCCACCCAACTGGTCAGGTGAACATGAGTAGGATTTCACATAAAGTCTTCACGATTAAGATAAATCCTATAAATCAGGTGGATGATAATAATACGAGAGTTTATGCAATTAACTACAATATATTACGTATTGAGAGTGGTTTAGCAGGATTAAAATTTTAGATAGATATAGTAGTAATGGCTGGACAAGTTCAACTTGCTACCTCTGGACCTCAAGAGCAGTTTTTTACATTGAATCCAGACTACAGTTATTTTGTAGAAAGTTTTAAGAAACATTCAAATTTTTCTACACAGTATGTTGATGTGGATCCAGAAAATCAAGTAAACATTGGAAGTAAAGTTATGTTTAAGATACCACAGAACCAGGGTGATCTTTTGAAGACACTCAGTGTGAAGTTCACTCTCCCAGCTTTGACTGGTAGTATGGTATATATCGAATCCGTTGGTCACGCACTCATAGAGTATGTAGACCTTATCATAGGTGGAACGGTTGTACAACGTCTCACTAGTGACTATCTACAAATATATTCTGAACACTATGTCACCCAGACAAAACAAAAGGCTCTTGAACAATTGATTGGAAAATATCCATTGAGAACCTCGGATAAACTTGTTTCTCAAGTGAATGGTAACGCTGATATACTCATTCACAATACACTTGGTTTGGGTACAGATGAAAGTTTTTTCGTGGATCTCCCATTCTATTTTCATCAACATCCAGAATTGGCCATACCCCTGTGTGCCATACAAAAACAAGAAGTTGAAGTGGAATTTAAATTGAGGAATGCTCAGGACATTGTGGTCAAAGTCAATGGTAATTATGAAAAACTTGTACAGAATATAAACGTTTCAGATTTCAAATTGTGTACAGAGGTTGTCTACATAGATTGTGTTGAGAGAGTGAAAATACAAAACACTAAGAGAGATTATCTAATTACCCAAATTCAACAAAACGCTTTTAATCTTGGTGTCGGTGTGAATGGGGGTACGTTCAGACTCGATTTTGTAAATCCAGTCAAAGAATTGTACTT